GGTGGATTCTCATCTACACATTGGTAATAAGGTAGACTGGCATCTTTAAGCATATGCCTAGTCCCTCTATGATGTCCAGGCCCCTTAACCCAATGTCCATAACATCCTCTTGTACTTGTTTCACAACTAACAACCATCCATGTCGCTATTATTATAAAAACTAATAATAGCCTTTTCACTTCCAGTTCTCCTTTACCCATGTATCTTCTACTTCATGTGGTTTAGGTGATCCATGAAAAATTACAATTTTTGAATTCATATCGTATCCGTAGATGTAACTTTGTAACCAATCAGAGGGATAATAAATTATATCCACGTTCTGCTCTTTTAATTGTTTCGTAGTCCATTCTTGATCTCCCCTATAAACTACAGGTGGAAAAGAATTTAAATCATGGTATAGTTTTTTGCTTCTGTTCATTGTAGGATCAAAATAATCCTCTATCGTAAATTTGGTTCTTACTGCTTCAAACCAATTATCAATAATATAAGAATGTTCACCTGCATTAAAACTCATACATGATGCGTTTATACAGTCAATTTCCCAATCCTTAATACCAACAAACTTGGCGTGTGGTTCAAATAAAGACAAATCATCTATTGAATTGTTAATCACCACATCCAGATCAAGAAAAAGAATCTGGCCAGTTATATCATGTAATTCTTTTTCAAATAGTTCAAACTTTGTATAACTATGTTTTAAGTCAGTTCTTAATAGTGGTCTGGTTTCAATCTCTGTATTTAATCCGATAGTGTCTTCTGTCAAACATATAAACCGATGAGTCAAAGATAAGTGTCTTTCGACCATACTATACAATTTATTGACATAACCGGCAGAATATTTACTACCCCACTTTATACATAATACATTTTTCATTTACAAATTATAGTTGTTCTTTCAATGTTGTTACATATTTTGCTATCGCATGAGTCAATCCATCTGTTTTAGAAATCAAACCATTATCATTGTCTGCACCCCAATCCAAATCCTGACTATCTATAAAAAGTCCTGTATGACGATAAGGCCAAGGAGGGCTAAAAGGGATAGGATCGCTCCTGCGAACCACACGCCAATGAGTGGGTTGTCCACCAGACAAAACTTGATCAGAAACTTTTGGTGATCCGTAAGAGTAAATTTGAACATTTTTACCTCTCTTGTGGAGCCACATTCCTATTATTTGTGCAACAGCTCCACCTAAACTGTGACCTGTAACGTGTACTGTATGTTCAAGGGGGTATGTAAGTGTTTGTCCTTGAATAGTATTTCTTCCAGTTGTGGTTGAAGTATCTATAATTTGCATTATAGTTACAGCGACATCTCTAAATCCTTTATGAAGCCGGATTCCTGTACGTGTATCACTTACTAATCTCACATCAACATCCGATAGTACATTTGCATCATTTGCCGTACCCCTAATAATAATTATTGATATTCCACCTTCTTGTTTTACCTCAAACGCAACCTCATCTTTTTGATCACCACCAATATCATAAATTGCTTTACAATACTCTGCGTGTTCAATGAGCGAGGTTAGTGTAACTGGTAAATTTGACTTATCACCACTACCCAAATCAAGATGTGCTTTGTCGTCTTTGTTGTGACTTGCACAACTAGTGAGAATCAGGCTTATCGCCATTCCCATTAGTAATTTCTTTATGTTTATTCCAAGATGTCGCACCTAATATTGCTCCAAAACTCAAATGTAACATGGCACCCCCTTGTAATGTAAGAGGAATCCACCTACTAGTGTTCATTTTTACTTCATCACTCATCATTGTCATGCCTATGTTCCACATCAAAGGAGCAATGAAGAAGTCTACTACACAGAGAAACAAGTAAACTACTGCTGCCCAATCACGCCAATGTTCATGTATTATTTTATTCATTTTCATTAATATTCTGCAACGAAAATATGATACTTTATAATGGTATAGATGAATCCTGCGAAAAAGATTCCCATACCGATTTCATGAATCTTTTTATTAGTACTGATTACCATTGGAGTCATAATACAAAGCATAATAACTCTACCTACTACTTTCAATGACGCCAATTCTCCTTGAAAAAATACAAAAAGATTTGCAAGAAGACAAGTTTGTAATGCTACTGCTAATCCTAATATAACCTTATGATTTTCATAATAGTATTCACGTAAATCAACCGATTTGTTTTTATATGATTCAGGTTGTGGGGCGACCACCTCAGTAACCATAAAAAACAAGAATGGTACGGAAAGATATAAAAGAAACGTGAATAAATTCCAACTTTCATTTGGAAAATAAGCCAAATCTCTCAACGGATAAGAAGTCCACCAAAATAATATAATAGTAAAAAAGGTTATAATACTAAACGCCGTATGTGGCCAGTAAAAGAAAACATCATCATCTGGATCATCATTGTAATTTTTTGCCAACAATGAACTGTAGTTTATCATTAACCTTACCATAGATAGACCTAATATCACAAACGCAATCATTGACAAATGTGAAAATGCTACCATTTAGTTTTCCTATGTCGCAAAAAGTGAGAATATAGTAATTATTATACTTCCTATCATACCGAAAAGAAACATACCATAAGACCATCTCAACCACTTATACTTTACAAGGGCGAGCGATTTACCCGAAAAATACATTTCTCCTGCCAATGCATCATATATTCTATCATCGTTCATTATTGTTAATGCATAATATGCTTTATATTCATCCTCTGTCATATAAGAGAAATGACCAAAATACAAAGGAACAAATTCATCTGATTTTTGATCCAACTTTCCCAATTTATTTTTTGGGTACTTAGCATTGGGTATTATCGCAATTATCGCAAATAATAATGTTAAAATACAACAAACTGCAAAGAACAGTAACGGATACATCAGTAGTGGATTGTCAAAGTTTGCTGCTGTAACGGAAAACACAATCGCTGAAACTGTAATCATCTGACCGGCCTTTCTATCGGCATTGATATTCAGTCTCATCTGATTGGTAACACCTAATCTGAAAATGTTATCAACCGCTGCTCTATCCTCTGGTACACCATCAAAGTAATTCTTTTTATCGAATTTCATATACTACTTTAATGGTGGTGCATACAATAATCCTCCATGATTGTATAATCGGTTTAATCCTCGTTGTAATCCTATTGGGGTATCCGGCCCCACATTTCGTTCATATATTTCTTTATAATTTCCAACTTGTTTTATTATATCGTAAGACCAAGTTGCATTCAGTCCAAGTTTAGCTCCAAGATGAGGATGATCTTCTCCATTTTTCTCTCCCATAAATCTTTGAATATATGGGTCTATATGATTCTTAAAACTGTCTATGTTCTTTGAATTTATTCCCATTTCTTCTGCAATGAACAGAACATAAATTGTCCATCGAACAATATCTGACCATTTCTGATCTCCATACTTAACAACCGGCCCTAATGGTTCTTTTGAGATAATCTCTGGAAGAATCATGTGACGGTCAGGGTCATCAAAACTTAATCTGTTCGATGCAAGACCAGACCTATCCGTACCATACATATCACAGTCACCCCTTTTATATACATTCTTTGTTTTTTCTGTGGGTTTTACTGCGACAGGAACATACTTTATACCATGTAATTGCATAAAGTCTGCGATGTTCTTTGCAGCCGTTCCACTACCACTAAAACATATCCTTGCACCTTCCATCTGTTTTGCAGATGATACCCCAAGTGTTTTTCGTACTATGAATCCCTGACCATCATAGTAGGTTGTGGGCAGGAATTCCAGTTTCTTTGCAACATTCCTTGTATAAGTAAATGTAGTTGCTGCCGAAAGAATATCTATAGAACCATCTATCAAAAATTCAAATCGGGTCTTACCATTGACTATAGTGAATTCTATTGCATCTGCATCACCAAACATTGCGGCCGCAACTGTACGACAAATATCAACATCGAACCCCTCCCATCTACTGCCATCTTCACTATTCCATGAGTTTTGAGAGAAGCCGGGAAATTCATCATTAGTTCCACATATGACATATCCTCTTTTATTCACCCGATCAAATGTTGAACTATATGTTGGATTATATTCTTCACTTAGTGTTATTGGTTCTGATACGACAATACCCGTGTCAGAAGGATTTCCTTCAGCAGAAGACATTGCCATCATCCAAAATGCCCAAATTAAAGATACAACAACTTTACCTATCATAATCATTGCAATGCCCGATAAACCTCTAATAATTCTTCATCTGGTATCGGAGTGGACAACGTATAGAATCTCTGATGTCCAACTACCATGAATGCTTTAATGTCAGAAAAACTTGGATATTTCATTAAGAGATTATGGAGAAGATAATCTGGACTTAAATGGCATTCTGCACATTGATTATCCTTCGCAAACACTCTAGTTGATTTCTTAAATCGTTCAGATTGTACCAATACAGAATTGAGATCCTTTTCCATCCATGTAACTTTTTCATTAATATCTGGAATTACTAAAAAAATTAAATATATAAGTAGTCCAATAATAACATAGATAAATGATTTACTCGCAACTATTTGGTCTTTAGCAGAAAGTTCCATTTGTTGAACTTCATCTACTTTTTTATCTATTTCTTCAATATCATGTTGTAGTATTTTTTGATCTTTTCCGTTTGCTTGTTCTTTTTCAGCCATAATCTATTTTCCTCTCCCAGCTTGATTCAACTTTTTAGTTATTTGTTGTTGAAACCATTTCAATACAATAGGTATACTTACATTAGATGTCAATCCAAAAAGATAACCTATGGGATAACGATAACTTTCATAGGCCGCAAGTTGTGGAACATTTGTAAATACAATAGAAACCAACAAATATCCAGTTGCTGACATTCCCATATTAATAATCAAATCAAGTAAAATCAACCATCCATGACCGCTATACTTGTCCTTATTATCCTGTCTGTAATTAAATAGAAATATCCAAAAAGATGAAAAGAGGACTAACCCCAGCATCATCAATTCAGAAGTATTAAATATATCAATCATTTTGTTTTGTCTCTCTTTTGACCAATTTTAATAAGTCGGCAGTACTACCAACGAATAATGCATTAGTCACGTTTTGTGCTTTTGTAACTTCCTGTCGCTCTCCATCGTTTTCCAATTTCTGTTTTTTCTGATGTAATTCCATCAATTTTTCTTGTGTATCGGTCATGTTTTTTAGTAATTGACCAAACACTTCAAACGCTCTTGGTGATTCTTCTGCTTTTGCAATCTCCAAAAGTTCATCCATTGCATCTCTACCACGTTCAATGATATGATACAGATTTTCACGAGCATACCGAAAATCTGTATCTTTTTCTTCCCCATCTATTGTGGCAGGAAGAACCACCGAAGTATTTAGAACTTCGGCCTCTGTATAATATTCTTTATTATGTTCAACGAGCTCAAGATGTTTTTCGATTCTGTTTTCGACTACTTTTTCAACATTTTTCATTAACTATCTGTTTCTGCTACTGGATCATATGTTTTCCCTTGTGGAAAGAACTCAAAGGTTTCACTAAATCCAAAATCTTCATCTGTTAAAGCACCAGTAGATGTTGGTTCAACAGTTGTTCTACTAACTGTTTGTCCAGCAGAAGATGCCTCTTCTGATACTTCCGATAACATTCGTATTCGTGTTGCATCATCTATTTCATGTTTATTTAAAATCATATAATTCTGTGAGTATGGTGTACTATCCTCTGCAACAATATATATCGGATCTGCAGCGGTAGCGGCAGACATAAGGTGTGTATCTACAACTGAAGAAGTAATAACTTTTGCATTATCTGTAACAGATGGATATAAAAACCCTTTCATTAAAAAAGAAAGTGTCCAAATAATAGACCGCCTAGTTGCAAAATCCCCCTCATAACTATCTTCACTTGTAACAGAGTTCAATACCAGAGGAATATCCATTTTAACAGTCATACCAGAAATCAAAGTCATTGTTACTGTGAAATCTGGTGTAAAAAATGGAAGGATCTGTTCTAGGATTTGTGTTCCATCTTCTGCATTCTTTACAAACACATAAAGGGAGAAATCCCAATTATAAGGTACTGGATTATATTGTTTCTTGAGTCCAGTTGTTCCCTTTTTAACATTCCGGCCCATCGTATTGAGTTTTCTCGCACCATCATAAGTCATGGAGGTCAACTCAAATCCCATTCGTGGAACAGTAAGTGCTACTTTTGGATTTAGACTTGGATCTTGACTGATCCTAACCAACATCTTGTCTTTTGGCCCATAAGAAAGAGGAATTTTGACAACTTCGGTTACTGCATCGTTACTATCAGTTCTACGAACTTCTATATTATTAAATAACGAACCAAACGCAACCACCATCTTTCTTGAGGTCTGGTGATAAAAATATGTTCCAAACATTACGGATTTTCTCCAAATGGATTCGACTCAGAAAAGTCAAAGACGGAATCTGCATCAATCTCAAACTGTTTAGAACTACTTACTTTATCGGATGTACCAGCATCAATTGTTGATAAAGTTTCTGTAGTTTCATCGGTTGTAATCTTAGTTGCATAGGTTCCAGTAGCCAGACTTGTTGCACCAGTGATGATTTCTGTCAACGTGAATGTGCCAGTCATGTTAATGAGATACAAGTAACTTGTTGCAGAATCCCATCGTGCAACTTCACCAGTAACTGCCGAAGTTCCACCTGTAACTGTTTCTCCTACAGTGAACGTTCCAGAAGTACTTGACAGTTCAAATGTACGAACAAAAGATTGTTGTCGTTCAATTTGATCAATTGTATCAATTCCAGTATCAAGTGCTTCATCAGAATATGTGAAGAGTTCACAAGTTAGATCAAATGTTGGAAGTGCGCCTGCTTGATAAAAGGGTAGTTCGTGTTCAACAAACATGATTTGGAAGAGTTTACTGGTCAAACCAAAATAGATAAGATCACCCTCTTTTGGTCGAGTCCCTATATCCAAACCTTCCCATGCTCGTCTTGCAAGTGAAAATATGATTTGGTCACGTACTACCAGACCAAATTTAGAAACGAGATCGCCTTCAACCTCAAAACCATCAACGGACTTAATGAACATCTCCACCG